ATTGTCAACAACTATTTTCTAGGGGTTTTCCCTATATTGTGGACATGTACCTATTTTGTGGGCTATGTGCGTTGCCCACAAAAAAACCATGCACGGCCTACTCAAAATGGCATTGTGGACAATGTACCCATGAAAATAAAAAAAACGATTGATCTTATTTTGTATTTCATATGGTGAAATGTAGTTTCATTGCAACGCTAGTTTGGCCAGCGACTGTGAAACGCAAAATAGTTGTCCACATTGTCCACATTGTCCACACGCATGCAAAACGCCCACATGTTAGTGCCTACTAACTTATGGCCAAATGACCATGTTAGTGCGTGCTAACTTACCATGTTAGTGCCCACTAACCAGGCTAAGTGAGTGACCACTAACATCACCAAGTTAGTATGCACTCACTTGTCAAATCTATATGTTAGTGGTCACTAACTTAGCAAATGTAAGTGAGTACTCACTAACTTGGCTGTTGTATGTAAGTGCTCACTAACTTAGGGGTGGGGGGTAGGGCCCGCGCGCATGGGCCAACGGTGACGGAGGTTTCACGAACAATTTTTTTTATTTTTTAAAACCAAATCTCAAAGCCCAAAATTGTTGCCCACATGACCCACAGTTTGGTATATTCCAATTGCTGGCGCATAGCACCTGGTTTGACCAACGCTCCTTAACTTTGTATTCCCAGAACTCCCTGCGCTAGCACCAACATTGCGGGGTGGAGAAGAAGTATCTCGTTGGGCCCATAACCCAAAGACCGCTGGTGCGAATCCAGCCCCCGCTACCATCCATTACACTCGCGCACATGACATTTCACAGCCTACCTTTTGCGCCGCGCAAGATCGTTGCGACCGAGGCGCGGTTAAACAAAATCTACGAAGCCGCCAAGCTGGGCTTGAAGGGCGACGCTTTAGCCTTAGCATCCGGCATGTTGCCGACCGAGTACCGGCAACTGTGTGAGCTAGACCCCATCGCGGACATGGCAGCGCTTAAAGGCAAAGCCGACGGCGAGCTGGAAATGTCCCAGTGCTTGCACAAGGCAGCCAAGGAAGGCGACGCCAAGGCGGCGCTGGCAATCTTGCAACACTCACACGGTTGGGTGGCCAAGCAGTCCATCAGCATAGATGTTGACCAGCGCATCAGCATCATCGGCGCGCTACGCCAAGCAGAGTCACGGGTTATTGATGTGATTGCTAACGAACCAAGCCAAGTCCTTCAGCCTAAATTGAAAGAGGCACAACATGCCACAACCAAATAGACTTGCACCTGAAGTTACCGGCGTAAACCGGTTGCTTGACTTTATCGTGCAGCGTTTGCCTGCGGGCAAGTTTTCAACAAACGCGCGAACGCTTATAGAAACCGCGCAAGGTAACCGTGATCCAATAACTGAGCAACATTTTTCACCTGAAGAATTAGCCGCGCTTAAAGAGTTGGTCATGCTCAAAGGCGGCAACGCTGGCGACATCCAATACCAGGATTACCATACGTTGGCAAAAGTGATGCGCGAAAGAGGTCAAATCCCCGCGTCTACGTCCCCCAGTTTATTTTCTATGTCTGACCCTTTAGGCAACATTCAAACTACTTTGGGGCGGTTCAAGTACGCCCGCGACGCTAAGGGCAACTTGGTCGTGCAAGATACTTACGATTTCAACCCGCCGCAAGAAGGGACGATGCAAGAACAGCGCACCGGCGACTACGGCGCGTTGGGGCCATACGGGCTGATCCGCGATTACGCAGGTGAAAAGATACCTCGCGGGTATGGGCGACCAGTAAATGTCAACTTAGGGCGCTAATGCAGAACACCATATACAGCGCTGAAGACGAACAGGAATTGATGGCCAGGCTCTGGAGTCCGGCCATCAAGGACAACCCGCTGGCGTTTGTGATGTTCGCGTTTCCGTGGGGTGTCAAGGGCACACCGCTGGAACACTTCAGCGGCCCGCGCCGTTGGCAGCGCGAGGTGCTGTTGGACATAGCGGTGCATATCAAAGCTAATAGCAATAAATTGGACTTCGACGTGCTGCAAGAGGCAATATCGTCTGGCCGTGGTATTGGTAAGTCGGCGTTGGTCAGTTGGTTGGTGATCTGGATGGAGTCCACGCGGATTGGCTCGACGACCATCGTGTCGGCCAACTCAGAATCCCAACTCAGAAGTATCACCTGGGCCGAGATCACCAAGTGGCTGGCCATGGCCATCAACAGCCATTGGTTTGAAGTCTCAGCCACCCGAGTGATGCCCGCCAAGTGGCTGACTGAGTTGGTTGAGCGCGATTTGAAGAAGGGCACCAGGTACTGGGGCGTCGAAGGCAGGCTGTGGTCAGCGGAAAACCCCGACGCTTACGCTGGCGTGCACAATTTCGACGGTGTTTTGGTGATTTTTGACGAGGCCAGTGGTATAGACGACTCAATTTGGGCCGTTACCGGTGGTTTTTTCACAGAAAACACGCCAAATCGCTTCTGGCTGGCGTTTTCCAACCCGCGCCGCAACACTGGGTACTTCTACGAAGCGTTTAACAGTAAAAGAGAATTCTGGCACACAAAAGTGGTGGACGCGCGCACGGTTGAAGGCACCGACAAGCAGGTATATGAGCGGATCATCGCGGAATATGGGCCAGACTCGGCGCAGGCGCACGTTGAGGTGTACGGTCAGTTCCCCAACGCGGGCGACGATCAGTTCATCGGGGCTGACATCGTGGACGACGCGATGAAACGCACCAAGTACCAAGATCAGAGCGCGCCAATCGTGATCGGCGTAGACCCCGCACGGTTCGGAGCGGATGCCACGGTCATCGCGGTGCGGCAGGGGCGTGACATCGTGAAGATCATGCGCCACCGAGGGGACGACACCATGACGGTGGTCGGGCATGTGATCGAAGCGATTGAGGAGTACAAGCCAACGCTCACAGTAATCGACGAGGGTGGCCTCGGGGCGGGGATCGTGGATCGATTGAAAGAGCAGCGGTACAAGATCAAGGGTGTGAACTTCGGGAATAAGGCGAAGAACCCGATCATGTACGGCAACATGCGCGCGCAGATGTGGGGCGACATGCGCGATTGGCTGAAGACGGCGGCGATTCCGAACGACAGGTTCTTGAAGACGGATCTGATTTCGCCTATGATGAAACCTGACTCAAGAGGGACGATCTTCTTGGAAAGCAAAAAGGACATGAAGTCGCGGGGGCTGGCGTCACCGGATGCCGCCGACGCAATTGCTGTTACATTTGCATTTCCTGTAGCACATCGACAATATGTTGAGCCAACCCGCCGCGTGAACGCGCAAGGCAGTGGGGTCAACGCATCATGGATGGGGAGTTAAATGAAGAAGACGGTATCACTGTCAGTAGGTCGAGGCGAGAAACTACCCACATCCAAGGGCGCTGGCCTGACGGCCAAAGGCCGCGAGAAGTACAACCGAGAGACAGGCTCCAACCTTAAAGCGCCAGCACCCAACCCTAAGACCAAGGCAGATCAAGGCCGCAAGGATTCATTTTGTGCCAGAATGGGCGCTGTAGCAGCCAACGCCAAAGACGGCGAACGCGCTAAAGCAGCTCTTAAAAGATGGAAGTGTTGATCATGGCGACTAAACCTGGGCTTTATGCCAATATTCATGCTAAACAGGCACGTATTGCAGCGGGCAGCAAAGAAAAAATGCGCCCTGTAGGCGCAAAAGGCGCTCCAACGGCCAAAGACTTTAAAGACTCGGCCAAGACGGCCAAGAAGAAATAACATGGACTTTGCTGATATTTCAGGGTTTACGCCTCAAGAGCAAGCGGCTCTGAACTATCATCGTTCGCATCTTGTCAACAACACATACAAAGAAAATGCGGATAAGTCATTGACTACGTTTTACGGCACCGTTGTTGGTACAGACAAAGGCGCTAGAATCATTCCAACATATTGGGGCGGGCAAACACGCGAAGTGCCAGACGCTATGCGGTTTGCTGCAAAATCTAATATTGATTTTCCAACGTATGCAGACGTTCCTACAGCTTTAGAAGCTGAGAAACGTATGCACAACGTTATGGAACAAGACATTGGTGTTTTTACAAAAGCCAGAAAGAAATAATATGCCGCTCGTCAAATCCAAATCGCCCGAAGCCTTTCGCAAGAACATCAAGGCAGAAGTTGCTGCCGGTAAACCGGTCAAGCAAGCGGTCGCAATTGCTTACGCTACTAAGCGCGAAGCAGAAAAGAAGAAGAAATAATGGACTACACAGGCATCGCCGCAGCCGGTGCTGTGGCCAACGGCGGCAAGCAAAAAGGTTCAGAGTCTAGTGTCTTGGCGACTGCTCGCTCGCGTTTGGACATGGCCATCGGCGCGTTGTCTGAATCCCGTGAAGATGAGATTGATGACCTGAAGTTCTACGCTGGCTCACCCGACAATCGTTGGCAATGGCCTGCGGACGTGTTGGCTACCCGTGGTTCTGTGCAAGGTCAGACAATCAACGCCAGACCGTGCCTGACGATCAATAAATTACCCCAGCACGTCAGACAAGTAACCAATGACCAAAGGCAGAACCGCCCAAGTGGCAAAGTTATTCCAGCCGATGACCACGCAGACATTGAAGTTGCAGAAATCTTCAACGGCATGGTCAGGCACATCGAGTACATCAGCGACGCTGACGTCGCCTACGACACAGCGTGTGAAAACCAAGTCTCCTACGGCGAAGGTTACATTCGCATTCTGACCGAATATTGCGACGAAAACACGTTTGACCAAGACATCAAGATTGGCCGTGTTCGCAACTCATTTAGCGTCTACATGGATCCAACGATCCAAGACCCGACCGGCGCAGATGCCAAATGGTGCTTCATCACTGAAGACGTCACCAAAGACGAATACCAGCGGATGTATCCAGACTCCGCGCCCATCACCACCTTGCAAACGCTGGGTGTGGGGGACCAAAATTTGAGCCAATGGCTCACCGAAGACACTATCCGCGTCGCTGACTACTACTATGTAGACTACGACAGAGCAACGCTTAATCTGTACCCTGGGAACGTAACCGCATTTGACGGCACCCCAGAGGACAAACAACTGAAAGCAATTTATGGCAAGCCTAAAAAATCTCGTGAATCTGATCGTGTCAAAATTAAATACTGCAAGATTAACGGTTATGAAATTCTTGAAGAACGCGATTGGGCGGGGAAATACATCCCCGTAGTTCGCATCGTCGGCAATGAGTTTGAGGTCGATGGCCGCCTGTATGTGTCTGGCCTTGTGCGTAACGCCAAGGATGCCCAGCGCATGTACAACTACTGGGTAAGCCAAGAAGCAGAGATGCTGGCCTTGGCACCCAAGGCACCGTTTATTGGCTACGGCGGCCAGTTTGAAGGGTACGAGACTCAGTGGAAGACAGCCAACACGACCAACTGGCCGTATTTGGAAGTCAACCCAGACGTGACCGACGGCCAAGGTGTGGTGTTGCCGTTGCCTGCCCGTGCCCAGCCGCCAATGGCGTCCAGTGGTCTGTTGCAGGCCAAAGCTGGTGCATCTGAAGACATCAAAGCGTCTACTGGCCAATACAACGCATCTTTGGGTATGACATCCAACGAGCGCAGCGGCAAAGCCATTTTGGCTCGCCAGCGCGAGGGTGATGTGGGTACTTACCACTACGGTGACAACTTGGCTCGCGGTGTGCGTCACATCGTGCGCCAGCTTGTGGACTTGATCCCCAAGGTGTACGACACCCAGCGCGTGGCCCGCATCATTGGTGTGGACGGGGAAACCGACATGGTCAAGTTGAACCCCGATCAGCCTGAAGCAGTTAACAAAATCATGCAAGGTGACGTGGTAATTGAAAAAATCTACAACCCGAGCGTCGGCAAGTACGACGTGGTTGTGGCCACCGGCCCAGGCTACGCAACCAAGCGCCAAGAGGCATTGGAAGCAATGGCCCAACTGTTGCAGGGCAACCCGCAGTTGTGGTCTGTAGCCGGTGACCTGTTTGTGAAAAACATGGACTGGCCTGGTGCCCAAGAGATGGCCAAGCGGTTTGCCAAGACTATTGATCCTAAGCTCATGGAAGACGGCGACAAGCCGCCAGAGTTGCAGGCAGCGGAACAGCAAATGCAAGCAATGGGTCAAGAGCTTGACCAGTTGCATGAAATGCTTAAGAACGTCGGCAAGTCCATCGAAGCGCAAGACATGGAGCGCAAAGACTTTGAAGCTCAAGTGAAGTTTTACGAAGCCGAAACCAAGCGAATTTCTGCGGTGCAGGCTAGTATGAGCGAGCAACAAATCCAAGATATAGCTATGGGCGTGGTTGCTGCGGCGATGGAGTCGCAAAATATGGTCAATGAAATGCCTGGCCGTGAACAGCAAGAAATGATGCCTGAACAGGCTGAATATGCACCACCACAAGGAATACCCCAATGATGTACAAGGCCGCTGATTTTGTAGGAATGCTGT